CTTTCTGCCGTCTCGCGTTTCGTCTGAAACCAAGACAATCTTATTGTCATTGCCATCAACATTCACCTTGCCCTGCAAAATCATCTTCTGTGTAGGGAAAGGTGTGAAGGCTGCGCCTCGGTTTGTATCGTCATATTCTGCCATGCTTTTGGCTCCTAGTTAGTAGTTGTGGGGCGGCTCTTAGTGAAGAGTTCTACCGCGCCGCCCCTTGTACGGTCAGTCCAGAGGCAGGAGAACGCCCCCCTTCACAAGATTACCACCCATTGTTGGATGAGCCGCCACTGTCTGCGGCATACTTATTGCCATCCATTTCTCCTAAGAAGACGTCAGCATTACAGCCAACGTGTGACAGGGCTTTAGTCAAACCATCAGTGACAGCCATCTTGGGGGCATCCTCTGCCATTCGTCCTTTGACTGAATCAAAGAACTTACGACAGCCAGTGAATGGCCCGAACACATTTGATGGATTGCCATGCCAGACAGAGACATGAGCAAGCACTGCGCTATCTCCGTTGCTGACGTTGACGATTTGTGTTTCACTGTGCCAACCCCATCCGTCACCGACAGGGCCAAACTCTTCGGTCATCATTCTGACCTGATATTGTGGATCAATAGCTGTAAAGCTACGCGCTCCAAAGCTGACCTTCTTCAGATACTTGGGGTCTGAAGAGGACAGCCTGTTCCATATTTCCATAGTCATTTCACTTCTCCATTTCGTTTAGTAATTCTTAATGCCCCTCGTTTGTCTCGTCTGACTGTGAGGAAATCACAGTAAACTTCTCTCTCATTTGGGGCGACCATTTCTTTGAGAGACTTCTTTGCGTTCTGGAATACTTTGTCTTGCTCAAGTCCTTGGGTGTATGTGACTGCTGTGTTGACAAACTCGTTGCTTGTTGAGGCATCTCGTATGACCATGTTGTCCACCTGAATGGAGTTGGTTGAGATGTCTGGCGCTTGAATACCAATCGGCTCTTCGTTGCGTACAACGTGACCCCAGAAATCTGACACCACTGCCCACATAGAATTGAAATACGAGTAGTCATATGAGACAACAGTTGACTCCCATTTATTGTTACCAAAGATTACAGACATGTAAACATCTGGCGCTCCTGCCAGCCGACAATACAATTGTATCTGCGGCATGTAGTATTGGATAACTTTTTCCATAGTGTTGTATGAATTAGTATGCTTTGCCTCGACAACAGCATCACCAAACATTGCATCTATTGTACCCTTCACAGGGACAGACCCAATGGTATCTTCATACTCGCACTGATGATCCGACAGCACACAGTCATACTCAGTCTCGAACCAGTCAAGGTTAAAGTCCTCAGTGTGTATGCCCATCTGAACAGCTAAATTTTTTGACAGATCAGGGGAATCTATCTTCCCTGTTTTGATTTGCCATAGCTCAAGCCAGTTACCCTGCATAATTTTTACACAGTCAGACCCGCCTATGAAGCCAGTTCGTTTCATGATTTTCTCCTTCTGGTACAGTAGTTAGACTACTGCATATGTGCAGACTACGCAAGATACTTTCTGAAGTCAGCTTCAGTTAAGTTTGTAAATTCTAGCAGCCTTTCTTTCTGCTTACCTTTGAGATAGCTCTCGCCGATTGGCTCTCCGTTTTTGATGCGTCGAGCCATCACCTCGTATTCGTCGAGAACATAATTTGTACGCTTGTATTCTTTAGCGTAGTGAGGTGAGCTTGTTGCTTTGCTAACGTGTGCATCCCACACATTGCCTTCGACATACTTGCCAATGCTAGTTGGTTTCTTCATACTTCAATGCCTTTGTCCTAAAGAACCCTGCATATTCTGGATTCATTGCCATGAACAATCGTGAATAATAGGCGATGTAATTATTGCTAATCTTAAAATCTTCGCCTGTTGTTTCGATCATGGTTTCCCATCTAATTCTATTTACAATTAACCAAGCACTTAATCGGTTATGCCCTCGGTTAATTGCTTGCATGGTAAACCTTTCAAAGAGTTCATAGACGTGTGGGTTATCTTTATGCCAAGCCCACCACTTTAGTTTATCTGGATTCTCCTTCATTAATCTTCTCCATTAGCTGTTGAAATTCATCGCCACTCATAATGACTAGCGTTTGCGGACTGCCTGTCCGTCTTTTATAGAAGGCAATGTCTCGCCTATCTAATACTGAGAAAGGGCTAGGGAAGTTGGACTTGTCCCTATACTTAACCTCTCCTACCATTTCTCGTCCGAAGACTTCGAGCTTGATGTCGCCGCTATACTCTCCTCCCAAGCTGCCTGAGAGGGGTTGCCTCTTCGCTTTGATCGGCGCTTTGATTTCGTTGAGCCAGTTGACGAACCACTTTTCGTGGTAAGTTCCTTTGTTCTTGTTACGGTTTGCCATCTGTCTTCCTCATAACAATTAAGGCAGACGTACCAATGCTTTTGATAAGTGGCTGCGCTATTGTTTTTGCATATAGCAACGAACCAATCCGTTACTGTTTCACAAGCAATGCAAGTTATTGCACTACCTCTTTTGGACTTTGATGTCATATTCTAATGCGTCCAACCAACACATCAGCATAAAACCAGATGGGATTCTCTTGTGAGATTCCCACTTGTGGATCAGTGATGACGTACACCCGATGTTATAGGCTAGCGATTCTTGGCTTAAACCTTGCTCGAACCGAGCGTCGATTAACATCTTGATTAGTTTCTCGTAGTCTCTGGGTATAGTCACGGGCTTGTTGAATCGAGTGAAGCTCTTCGATGGCATTGAATACCTTTGCAGCTGTCTCGTACCTTAGCTCTGTCGCTCCATTGATCGTGCGATAGTATGTTGATGTGGGGATTTGCGCCCTTTGGAAAGCTTTGCTCAACGGAATACTATACTCCGTTGAACAATCTATTACGGTTTGTAAGTACGATTTCATACCGCACTTACTGCATAGACGCAGCTAGAAGTCAACCTCCTGTTCCTTTAGCTGAAGTCTATACCCTTGTATGTTGATCCCAATGTGGGCAAGCTCGGTTGATACCCAACTTGGCCTGACACCAGTTCCATACTGTTCAATCAATTCATTGTAGTCTTTTGTTTCACGCTGAATTGCTTGTTCAATATCAGTCTTTGTCACTGATCTCTCCTTCCTTCATCCAAGGTGGCACTGCGCTTGGGTTGTTTTTAATCCACTCTATGCGCAAAGCGTTCTTAGTTTCTAACAGTTCAGCGATATAATCTGATGCTGTATCTTTTGAGATAGGCAAAGAAAACTCTGGTAGCTGAACAACTGAATGAGGATTTAGAAACGTACACTCATAAAGCAATTGACCCATGCGGTAGTATTGCTTTGCTGTTGCTGCATCTGGATCATGGATGCAATCGTTGCGAACAATGCCAATCATTAGCCTGTTCTCCACACATAAACGTCATTACTTATTGTTCGTTGAGATGCGGTAAAGCCATTTTGAAGCATTAGCTTTCTGATGTAAGTTGCTTGATATTTTGACTCTGCTTTAACAGCGTCACCAACTTGCATTAAGTCAATAACTTTCTTCATGCCATCGCTTCTTAGCTTTGGCATTTCAAGTCCACGTATAATTTTAACTCCCATTTTGGTTCTCCTTTTAATATGGGATTTCGTCATCAATAATTGGTGGCAGATTTTTCTGCTCCCATTTAGCGATGGCTCTTGCGAGAAACTTTTTACGATTAAACTTGTCGTTTAGTTTCTCAAGGTCATCAGCAATCTGTTCGATTACGATTGGCGATGATACAAGCGGCGCTAAGTGATCCGCTATGTATTCAAAGTGTCCGCGTGTTGCTTTCATGCTAGCTCCTTCCATGCGCTAGAACGCATTGCACTGGTGATGATTGCCTCACGGTTATGACGCGCTGTATGAGGGCTGCGCATATCCTGAGTGTGTGTCGCCCAATGCGTTAGGGTATTGTATAAAGCCCACTTGTTCGGGCCGAGATGTCCTCGCTCATCGCCCCATAGACCGAGCAGGTTTTCTAGTTGGCGCTCGTTAGTCTTGGTGGTGTTGGCTTGGCGAGTGTGCATTTTGCAGAGGTGCTTTTTGAAGAAGCTTTCTGCTTGGTCATTGCTGATCTTTACACCCATGTAAGATTGCCATATGTCCTTCTGTTCTTTAAAGGCAGACATCCCATTAGCAATCTTGATAGCCGATCCTTCTACGTTAATGGATCGTGTGTGTTTGTATTTAGAATAAGCTGAGATGTCAGCAGTAGTGCAACCGTTCTTGCACCATAACCGATTGCCTTGACTCCATTGAGCAAACGACCAACTACCATCAAGACTGTTGGTTGCTAGCGCTTCGTATCGCACATAGTCACCGACCTCTGGTTCGATAGTTACATCAGGCCATATGATCCTAGCTCTTAGCTTGCGACCACCTTCATAGACTTCAATCTTAGTCTTGAAATCTGAACTAATGTTAGCTGCTTTGGCTGCATCAAGTATAGATTCAACAGCTAGGTCATGGCTAACAGGTTTGTATTTACTGCCGTGAACACCCATCACTTCATCAGTGTCAGTGCGGATCACTTGTACCGAATTGGGTACAGGCTCACCAGTCACAGCGTTAGGC